TCTCGCGCTCCACCAGGCGCAGCTCGGGCGCAGCGTCCGGCGCATCCTTGCCCAAGCGCTTGAGGTCACGCGCCCACAAGCCGCGCACACTGCACTGACAACCCCAACCATTGGGCGGAAAGTGGGTGTGCCAAAACGCATCCTCGCGCGCCAACACCAAGCCATCCCAAGCCTGGTGCTGCTGGCGTGGATGGGTGACCCAGTCGGCATGTTGGTACTGCCAAAACGGCGCGGCCTGCAACTGCTCAAAGCGCCCAGCGGCGTAGCTGGTGTTGAGATTGGTTTCATAGATAACCCGGCTGCGCCAATCGCGCCCGCCGTTGTAATCCCAGCCGTGGCGCGCCACGATGGCATCAAAATCCTTGCGAAACTGCTCTAGCGTCGTACCTTGGGCAATGGCCTGATCCACCGCCGCCCTGAAATCCTCCACGATGGCGTTGCGATTGGCCCCGGCCACCACAAAGGCAAAATCGTGCGCGGCCTTGGAAATGTCCGTCCAGTGCGCAGTGGGCAGATTGAGCTTGGCCCTGAAAAACGCAATCTGCTCGGCAAAGGGCAACGACCCATAAGCGGCCTGGGGCATATCAGCCGCCCCCCGAGCCCAGCGCCGCAGCCTCTTGCAGCACCTCATAGCGCCCGGCCAGCTGCGCACAAGCCAGCGCCTGCCCCATAGCGGCGGCGTAATCGTCCAGCCCCATCTCCGGCAGCACCCGCACCAGGCCATCGCGAATCTCTTGCAAGCTGGCAGCGTCCTGCACCAGGGTGCGGATAGCGTCCACCCAGCCATCCGCCGCCGGTGCGGCCCGGCTTGCCAGCTGCGCGGCCAGGGCGCTCGGGGGGTGGGCAGCGCGGGCCAGCAACGCAGGCCGGGCCGACAGCACAGCGTGGCCCTGGTCATTGGCCGAGGGCGCTGACAGGGCAGGAGGCACGGCCACCTGCAACACCTGCTGACCCGCCTCAGGCTGCGGAATGCCCAACTTCTCTTGCGCCCACTGCACCGGAATTTTCATGCCGATGCTAACCAGCTTGGGCAGTGCGTCGGCATAGGCCACCATGTCTTCTGTCTCGCCCACATTCAGACAAAACACCGGCGAGCGGCGCATACCGTTGGGCACCAGGCCATTGAGTGCGGCCATCGGGTAGAGCAAATCGCGCGTCAGCGTGCTGCACACTTGCCGAATATCGCTGTCACGCAGGTCTTTGCGCACCTCGTTATGCACATTGCCCAGCGCGTTGGTGCTGCTTTTGCCATCGGCCCCGCTGGTCAGCGTGCCACCCAGAATGACTTTGGACTGGGTGCGCTCGCACCAGTTGATCATCAGCTCGAAGGCGGCGGGGTCACCGCTGGCCGCGTCCAAAAAGTCCAGCTCCATGCCACTGGGGATGATGCCCGCCGCATTGTGGCCAATGCCGGTCAGCGCGCGCAGCAGCGTCATCTTCTCCTTTTCGCTGGCACCGCTCGAATACTTGCCGATGCGCACCGGAATGCCGTAAATCTCCAGAAACTCGGCCAAATCACCCACGCTGTAATTCTTGAACAGGTAAGGCCAGACCAACTGGCGAAACATCGCCGTGCGCTCGATGTAGCCGCTCTTGGCCTTGTGGAGGTGCGTGATCCAGCCAAACGGGCGCAGCGGCTCGCCCACGCTGCCGTCTGCACCGACCGTATTGCTGCGCAAGCGCAGCTCTTGGCGGTAGCCCCGGTGTACGCTGAACCAGCTCTGCGGGCGGTGCGTGATGGTTTTGGGCAGCCAGTACGCGCCCGGCTTGTGCCACTCGATTTCACCGCACGCAAAGCCCTTGCCAATCGCGTCGGTCACATCAAACAGCACATCTTCAAAATCGGCAATCTCGCCCAGCAGCTCGGTCAGCCGCTCAGCCGCCGAATTCTCTTGGGGGCTGGGGTTGTCGGGCGGTGCCACCGTCCAATCGACCAGCAGCGCGCGGCGGCGCTTGCCTAGCTCGGCGGCAATGTGGCCGTCTTTTTCTTCCATGTCCTCAAACAGGTCGAACTGCGCCTGCAAGTCGCCCTGCTCGGCCTGTTCCAGAATCGCCGCCAGCTTGGACGGCGTGAGGCCGCGTGTGGGGTGGGTTTGCAACTCGCGCTGCAAGTGCGAGAGGTGCGAGGTCTGCGGCTGCGCCAGCACTTCGCGGCTGATGGGTTGGCCGTCTGGCCCCAAAATTTGTGCCATAGCAATGTTCCTTACCAACCGCCCGGCTCTGGCACGGCAAAGTCCAAGTCGGAATGTAGACGGGTGTGGTTGTCGAACCCGCGCGCGTGGCCGGGCACGGGGATGTAGTCGATGGCTGGCGGTGCCTGCCCGGCGGCGTTGATCGCCAAAAAACACGCCCAAGTGCGGTCGGCGTGGCCCGCGCCGTCGCTCTCGGCGACAAAGCGCGGCGCACCGGTCGGGCCGGTCTCTTTGCGCAGCTTGTGCAAATCGGTGCGCAGCACCGGATCGCCCGCCGGAATGCGGATGCGCCGGTCCTCAAACGCCTCTTTGCCGCGCGTGGCCAGCGTCAGTTTGTTGGGGCCGGTAAACAACACGCCCTCAACCCGCATGGAGCCGTGGCGGCGCTGCGCATCCTCCACCGGCATCTCGCCCATGCCGGTTTGATCCATACAGGCGCGCACCACGCGGTAACGGGCAAACACCCCGTCCAGCAACGCCGCCTGCTCGGCAAAGCTGATGCGCTTTCTGACCACCACCTCGCGCGTCCAATACACATCGCCCACCTGCTCCAGCACCCAGATGACAAACAAGTCGTGGCGCGCAGCAATGTCTACGCCGACAAAGCAGGGGCCGCCGGCGTAGTGGGCCGGCTCACCCGCCAAGTCGTCTTCGCAGGCACCAATCAGCTCGTAGTCCAGCCAACTGCTGGCCTCATCGAGCCACTCCAGCTCAAACTCCTGACGCCACAAATCCTCATCACCCGCGCCCCGGCGCAGCTCCTCAATGTCGCGCGGCAGGCCGTCGGCCACCGCCTGATGGATGGTGGTGGTGTGGCGGCTCCAACCGTCGTCTTTGCCGGTCATCAGCTCATAAAACTTGTTGCTCTTGCCATTGGGCGTGCTGACCACGCGCAGCTTCAGTCCCGGCTTGGAGATCACTGGAAACAGCGCCCGCCAAATCGCCCGGCTGTCTTGGTGAAAGGCAAACTCATCGAGCAGCACATTGGCACTAAAGCCCCGCGCCGTGTCCGGGTTGGCCGGCAGCGCCGTGATGCGGCTGCCACCGGGCAACTCCACCTCCAGCGCGCGCACATGGGCGCTGAACTCGGTCTCAAACTCTTTAAAGCCCGCCTGCATGGCGCGCAGGTGCAGCTTGACGCCCTCGTTCATGGCCTCGCGCGCTTGGCGCTCGCCCCGGCTCAAAATCACCCAGCGCACGCGCCGCCCCTGGGCCTCAGCACGCACCACATCCAGCGCCAGTTCCAGCGTGCTGGTAAAGGTTTTGCCGCACTGGCGGGCAAACATGGCTATCTTGAAACGCGAATCATCCTGCACCCAGCAGCGCTGATAGGGGTGCAGCTGCAAGGCGGGTGCAGCGGGCGCAGCAGGTGCCAGATTAAAGGTCATAGGCCGCCTTGATGACTTGGGCCAGCACGTCAGCCGGCACCGTGCCGGTCTTGCCCAGCTCGTCGAGCTTGGTGCGCTGCTCGGCCAGCACCCGCTCGCGCGTGTCCTTCTCCACCTTCGCCTGAAACTGCTTCAAGTTCACGCTCGAGCGCGTCAGCGTCGCAATATTCTTGGCTGCCGCACTGAGCATGGCCACCCGGTCTTCGGCATTGGCCTCGGGGTCATCGGCTTCTTGTAGCGCCAAGATGGCCTCGAACAATTCCGTTTGGATCAGCGCCGTGAGCGCCTCGCTGCGCGCGTCCTTATCGTCGCCCGCTTGCGCCTGAATCAACTTGGCCGCCTCGGTGCTGGCGCGGATGGCGGACAAACGCCGATCCAGTTTGGCACCGTAGCGGTGCAGAGCTGACCGACTGGGCAGGCTGCCCGCCTGCGCTTCGGCGGGAAAGCGCTCTTGCAGGTCGCGTATCAGCTCATCAAGCGTCTGCGCGCCGGTGGCGAGCATGGCCTCGATGTAGCTCTTGATCTGCGCACTCAGGCGCGACACACTGCTTTTGCGGCCCATACCGCTACCAGTATTTGGCCGGGCGTGCAATGCCGGGCTCGCAGTCCACCGTGTACTCGGCCACATCCACGCCGTGTCGCGTCAGCTCGGCACGCCACTTGCCGCTGGGCTGCTTGTCCACGCGCACCAGCTCACGCCCGTGCAAATAGTCCAGCTCGCGGCGCAGCTCCAGCGCCGTGGCGTCGGGGTATTCGCTGCGGGCCACGGACAGCACCAGAGACTCAAACGCACCAATAGGGCGCGCGTTGTTCAGAGTCAGTAACGCGAGCCAGCGCAGCGCTTCGCGCCGCAGTCGTGGGTGATCAATGGTTTGCATGGTGTCCTCCTGCGGCCGCGCGCAGCTGGGCGACCTCCAGCTTGGAGCCCAGTGCATCGATCTTGGTCTCGATCACGCTCTGGCCCCGGATGTAATCCTCACGGCGCACGTAATGCAGCGGCATCTCAGCCTGCATCTTGAGCAAGTCGCGCTCAATGCGCTGCCACTGCGCGGCCTCCTCGCGGTTCACCGCCTCAATGCCGTCAAGCCGTCCTGCCAGCGCCTTATGGTGTGCCTCGCGCGCGGCGTCTTGCAGGGCAAACCGATCATCAATATGGTCATACGACTGACTGAGCGAGTGCTTGACCACGCCCCAAAACGCGCCCAGCCCAGACAGCAACAGCCCCAGCAATTGCCAAAATTCAATCTGCAGCGTCATCGCATCTCCTTTTGTTCTTGCTTTGCTTTGCACACCACGCACAACTGGCATCCCGGCACCGCTGCGCGGCGCTGGGCGGGTATGTCATGGCCGCAGGTGGTGCAGTGCTCGGCTGAGTCGGCAGTGGTTTTGCCTGCCAAACCCGCACGACGGGCCTGATTGCGCAAGGCATCAGCAAGCATCTCGGCTTCGCGAGCGCGGGCGCGGTCAATGTCATTGGTCAATCGAGTCTCCCTCTGCACCTGCATGGCCTGCGCGGCACACATCGTGGGCAAAACCTTGCAGACCAGCTACCTGATGGCTGAGTCCGTCAGCCGCTGCTGCCAACTCTTGATAAGCGCTTGCGCCTTCAAAGAAAAGCTCTCGGGCGGTGGCGGCTGCGCCAGCGCAGGCGGCAAGGCCGGCATCAGTTGCTGGGTAAGGATGGGGGCGGCGGTTGAGGCGGGCCACCTCGGCGCGCAGGCTGCGCACAGCAGTGGCAGCAGCAGCATCACGGGCCAGACGCGCGGCCTCACGTTGGGCATCTTCATCGGCAAGTCTTTCAGCGTTACGAAATTTGGCGGCGTTGTCGCGCGCAGTGGCGCGGCTGCGGGCGGCTTCTTGTGCATCCCAAACCTGTTGCACACGCGCTGCGCCCTGCGCGTCGCCCTTGGCTACCAGGTGCGCGTGGTACGTGCCCACGCCGAAGGCCGTGGCAAGGGCCAGCGCCAGGGCGCCCACTAGGCGCGCGCTCACAGCGCCTCTCCCATACAGGCGCGGTGCTCAGACTGGCGGCGCAGGGTCAGGCCGCGCAGCGGCTCCAGCCGTCCCGTTGTGGGATTTCTGTATTTATCAAACTGCAGCAGCCGCGTGCAGGCATCGGCGTAACGCTGGGTGTTGATCAGGTCGATCAGCGTAGGCGGCTGGTCAGACTGCGCCGGCTTGCAAAACGCGCCTGCGCCAATGTTGTAGGCCAGGCTCAAATAAGCATCAAATTCATGCTGAAACAGCGGAGCCTTGATGCAGCGCTGAATGGCCCGAGCGTGCTCAGACACATCACCCTGCAGGCGAATCAGTGCGCGGGTCGGGGTAATGGTGTCACCCAGCTTGACGCCCTTTGTGGCCCCATACCCCAGCGTGGGCACATTGCCCGAGTCCAGGTAAGCGCTGCCCCGATAGTCCTCAAAGCCCGCAATGCCCACCAGCGCGGCGGCAGAGACGACCAAGGTAGCAATGGCGGTGCGTGGTGGTTTGTTCATGCACGGCAGAATGCCGCGCAGGTGCCGGGGTGGGTGATTAAAGCGTTTTAGTTATTGGTGGGCACCGCTGAAGCGCCCGTCTGGTGCGCTCTTTTTAAGGGAAAAAATGCTTGACTAGCCCCGCCACAGCGGGCAGCAACTGGGCCAGAAATACGGCTGCCACCACCCACATGATGATGCTGGTTTTGGCTTCAATCAGATCGGCCTTGGTGGCGTAGTGCTTGCTGAACTCGTCCTGCTTGGCCTCAATACGGGTTAGGCGCAAGTCCACCTGTGCCAGGCGTTCGCTGGTTTTTTCGGCGATGGATTCGAGTTTGGCGACACGGGTTTGCATGTCGCTATTGTCGGGTGGCTCACCGCCGTCACGCAACTGGCGCGTCACAGGGGAGAGATCAATCACCTTGCCCATTCCACTGCGGCTCTATTACGTTTGCTGCGCGCAGCCTCTCCAAAACAGAGTTCTTACCCAGCCACTCATTGGGGTAAAAGTAGAAAATGCGGTACCCCAGTTGTTTGCACAGCCGCTTCTTGCGCGCATCACGCTCCTGCTGCAGCTGTAACCCATCCTCACCGTGCCATAGCTTCACGTGCTTGGTGTGTTGCTCACCTTGGTATTCAAAACCCAGGCGCAGATCTGGCACCCAAATATCAAGTTCCAGGCCCTGTAGTTCGCGTCCCCGGTAGCGGCGTTTAACGGCTTCTGCGCCAAAAATATCGCGCACAGAGCGGAAAAGGATCTCTTCGCTGACAGGCTTTCCCTTGGGCGCAAAGCCCAGGGTCTGCCGCAATTCGGCCTCATAGTCCCCGGGGCTACCGTAGTGCGAAACGACCTTGCAGCCCGCCCATGGTGCGTAGTGCTTGCCTATTTTTTCGGATGACCGCGCCAAGGGCTGTGGCGGCAGTGCATGTAGTTGCTGAGCCAGGGCGGGCGCCAAGGCAGCGCCATCAACCCACACGCCCAGCCATGCCCACAGGTGCTGCGTCTTGCCCAGCGGCGACTGAACCCGCGCAACGCAGCGCAATGCGCCCGGCAGCGCCGGAACATCAGCGCCCGGCTTGCTAGTCAACACCGTGGCAAAGCTGCCCAGCAGTATGGGCATGGGCTGAATGAGCCGTGCAGGCAGTAGCGGTACATCGCTGCCCCTGTACCGATGTTCGTGGGCGTAATTGAGCGCGCCCCCGCTGTAATCGCTAAAGCCATAGCGCAGACAAAACGCGGCATCTATCGTTGCGATCGGATTGGCGGCAACTCCAGTCATGTACTGCACAGGGGCCTCGTCCAGCAATTGCACGCCATCAGGTCTCAGGCGCGCGGTGACATCCTGCGGCTGACGCTCCTTGACCGCAGCGCCTTGCATACGTGCCCACACCCGCAGGCGAAGCGTGAGCAGCCAGTGCATGTCGCAGGCATAGCCCATTTGCAGTCTTGGATGCAGCCGGGTGGCATCGATCAAGCAGGCAAGCAGGGGGCATACATCGTGCATGGCGAGCTACTGCCTCTATTCACGCCGTGCGCTTGCGGCTCTTTACTTGAGCTGGCGCATCCGCGAACGCGCCTAGCGTGGTTTTGATACCCGCCTGCACCTGTGCGGGGGGCGGCGTGAAAGTTCTCCAGCAACACCCGGTCGCCCGCGCTCACGGCTTGCGCCATTGGCCGCCGCGTGCAGCATCCCCGCTCTGTGCAAACGCCGCCAGGGCGCGCGCGGCGAGCAGCAGCGCCGCTTTACCTTGGTCATCGGCGACCCGGTAGGCATCCAGCAACAGATCTTCGCCATCTGTTTCACAGCGTAGTCGCCCCGGTTGCAATACCCGCCGCTTGCCAGGGATGGCGTATGCCGTGTCGCCTGCGCCCAGACTGTCGCGCGCGGCCCGCACCCCGGCAGCATCGGCCATACCCATCAATCGCTCCCGTTCGGCATCGTTCAGTCCAGGCAGCTCTGCCGTGAACCGCCTCGCGTGGTCAATCGCCTGCCGCTCGTGGCCTGACAGCCACACGCCCGTCAACACGTACTCCACATCCAGCCCCAGCTCGGGGCGCTGCTGCGCCAGGGCGCGCAGTTCTTTTTCGGGAAAGGCGCTACGACGCTTTCTCATCGTCCAAGCATTACCGGTAAGACCTAAGGCTTCAGCGGCCTGTTTGTCCTCGGTGACTTTCAGTTGCTGCTTGAGGCGCAACGTTGCCTCGTCAAAAAAATTCATAAAAACTCCTTGGTGAAACGTCAAAAGACGGTTAAAGTAACAACAGACGCTTTAAATGTCACTTAACCCCACCAAAAAAAGGAGCCTTCATGACCCCCCAACAAATCAAAGCCCAGTTCCGCCAGCGCGGTGAAACCGTTGCCTCGTGGGCTGACGCCCATGGCTTTCCACGTGACGTGGTGTACCGCGTCCTCAACGGCAGAACCCCTGCTTGGCGCGGCCAGACGCACCAAGTAGCGGTGGCGCTGGGTCTCAAGTCCGACTCTGCCAAGACCCCGGCCTGAGACCCCGCGCCACCCCACCCACTCAATCACTAACCGAGAGATTTTGCCATGCGCAACCCCGACCTGTTTCCTGAAACTCTGCTCGTCGCCCGCCACGGCGCGCGCATCTACACCACCAGCCGCAAGGTGGCCGAGCACTTTGGCAAGCGGCACGCCGACGTGCTCCGCGCTGTCGAAAAGCTGCTGGCCGACATAGCTGAAGTGGAGGCCATTGAGCGCAATTTTGCGTTCAATGAAGCCGATCACGAACGCAATTTTGCGTTGGTGATGTACGAGTCGAGTCAAGGCAAAGGCGCTATACAGAGCCGCCCCGAATACCACCTCAGCCACGACGGCTTCGCGCTGCTGGCGATGGGCTTCACCGGTCGCGAGGCGCTGCGCTGGAAGGTGACCTTCCTCGCCGCCTTCCGCCAGCAAGAGCGCGACTTGGCCGACCTGCAAGCGCGCTACGTAGCTGCGCTGGACACCATCCGCCCCAAGCTGCGCCCCGTGGCGCAGGACTTTGCCGACGGCCTGACGCGCAGCGACACCGCCATGTGGCTGGGCTGCAGCGTGGCCAGCGTCAGCTACCAGCG